CCCAGATCCATGGTAGACCGGGTCATAATGACCCCCGAACTGGTTAGGTTCGGTTACCCATTATTGGCTCCAATGGACTGCCACGGGAACCACCCGTGGGCGAGTTGCGGCTCGAAGAGACATCGCAGACTCAGTGTTGACTTCCCTTTTTAGGCATACATGCTTTATGGAAGACGGTATTACGTGATACTGTGCTCTGGGGCCTTTGCCCAGCAGTTCAACCACCACCCTTCTACAGGTGGGCGTCAACCAATGTTCGTGGAACATGGTACCCAGTCGTGATTCGCCTCGGCGGATCAACACTGACGTACTGATAGGACGAATTTGGCTCCTGACTGATCTTGGAGACATCAGCTTGCCATTTGACTGACTAATAACTTACGACACCATCGGCGTATCCCCAACGGTTGGGGCTTAACTTAACCTGTGTCGCCTAAACTTATTAGTCAGTACCGCAGAGTGCTCAAGGTGCACTCAACCTCTCTTCACTCGAATCTCACGAGTAGGCGCTGGAACCTCTTCTTTATTAGCAGCGAAGAAATCGCTATCACCGGTTTACCCTAGGTGACGAAGGGACCTGTGGGTCAGGGTTTGACAAGATCAGATCGACCCACCCGGAGCACTAGCAAGGTACATAACGCTTGCGGTGACGGTGGTCGCAGTCGCTGTGAAAAGCACAACAGCTCCAGCCTGGAGGATAGTTATCGCGAAGACGCGGATAGCATCAGTAGACGCACCATTGAGAAAGACGGTTGAGAGATTCTGGACCACGGCAGTCGGAGAACCGAGCGCAGTGATCGCAGTAAGACCCGTACCTACCATCTCAAATGAAATCAAATACAGGCCCGCGGTTCCAAAGGCGACTTGAGATGCGCCATCGGCAACTACATTGACGTTCGTCGCGTAGTTTGCTGGAGTTGTGCCAAGTGGATTGGCCGGGGTTATGGTACCCCCACCCTCAATCTCACCTCCACCTATGATGCCACCTCCTTGAGGTGGAACTTGAGGAACGAAGAACTCAATATCATATTCAATCCACACCTTGCCCCATGGGATGTTCCCAGAGGAGGCGTCGACCGAACAGAGAAAGACCTTCGCGGCATCATATAACTTAATGTCAGCATTATCAGGTAGGCTACCGGTCCTCACAAAGTGGCGCTTATTAACACCCTGCAAAGCGGTCTTGCGGAGATGACAGACGATGTCCTTCCAAGGAGCATCTTCCACCGTATCCTGATAAGTGGAGGCGACAGCCTCGGATGACGGAGAGTTGTCGGAAGCATCATAGTCAGGTGCTATGATGACCGAACCTGGAGTCGAAGTTCCAGCTCTAGTGTGATACCTCACGGACACGGAGTTGAAACAATACTGCTCCCATCCTTGAGCCATGATACTTAACCACGGGAAAGTGAACGAATTCCCCGGTTGAATGTTGAGGATCCTTTCAACCGTGAAAGGGACATGTCCGGACATAGAATACACGAGTTCGCGATGTATTATCCGACAACTTCCTTTCGAGTGGACAATCTTAGGCTCTCTACTCTTTCCAGGAGACGAGTAGGCTGCCGCAACAGCGGTCTGGTCGTTGAACGATCGACTACCCCCGGAACGTTTGCGTTCGCGTGAGGAGGTGTTGCTGGTCTTGTTAGTGGCTCGATTCTTTCCTTTGGCCTTGCCTTGGCCTTGGTTCTTTTGAGCCGGTTTGGAGCTCATTGCTATGGTTACAATTCGTTGTATGCCATCCCCTACGAACACGGGGACTGTTCATCCAATAGTACATAACAGAAGCAACTCCTAGAAAGAGTCACCTTGCCTTCTAATTAGGATACTGGGGTAGATCCCGTCCTTGCGACAACCATCGGCCTTAAGCTCGCAATGATCATCGGACCGGTGCCCAGATATCCGCCTCAGAGAAGCGGCAGGAATCCAATCTAATGTGGCCATATGGGTCCATCTGCCCTCAATGTGACGAGTATGTCGGGCCACGGGCCCATACATCCCACAAAAGACCTTAGATGCTCATGTTATGCCGACCCGTGCAGTCTCTCGGCAAGTTCCGGGATCCACCATGGTCAGTGATGGATACCTTAGCACGGCATTTCCGCTCGATTCGCGTCTCAGTCCGGATGGACCAACCGTTTTGGGTCGTTTATGCCATTGAACGGCATAGGATCACGAGGGTAGCAAGTCCCCGTGACGGTTCTCTTTAGCGTCTATCTCCTCAAGACGTTTGCCTCAGACTAAGGATCACTTGAACTGGTGACAGTCTGTTACAATGGAATACCATCGATATCAATCGGAATGGGTTCCAAGAGAGCCTCGCTCTGCTCCTCGAGCAAGTCAATAGTACGTTCCCATTGCTTGGCATACTCGAGATTCCAATCACGTTGGGTCCTTTTCCGAAACAAGTCGAAGGATGGAGGGCGATGAACGTACGATGTTCCGGGTCTCTGACTCGCACTCACGGATAAACCGAACCGAAGTTCTTTATTACTCGCGAGGGGTAGTTCGACATACTGCAATCGTCTTTTGAACGATCGGAGCTTTCCGGCAACGACGTTAACCTTTCCAGGCTTCTCGTCCATCTGATAATGGCCCTTATCCTTCTCGTCATCGGGATCGATAGAGAAAGAGAACGTGATATCAGCCAACCATGGTGCTCTCAGCGGCTCCGATGCTTCCGGCAAGGTGCCGAAATGTTCGCTGCTGAAGGGGCGCTGCTCCAGTGTGGAAAAAGGATTCGAATCCATAAGCCACCGGGCATAGGCCCGCTGCGGGAGAGTGACTTTCGTACTCTCAAAACCGCAAATTGGTCTGACCCCCATCCCACCTAGGGACTGAGGAAGGAAAAGATTCCGACCGGCACATTCTTTATCAATCTCAGCCTTGTGGCGATTGATGAACATTGCCATGATATCGGCAGCCTTCCCTGGAAGTGCACCTTCAACCAGACGATTGATAGTCGAACAAAGGGACTTATCCAGATCATGATCGTCTCCCCCAAGTACCTTATTCTGCCCAAAGTACAATCCCGTATTCAAAAAGGGGATAGAGAAGGGGGTCGAGCTTCTTGCCGCAATCGTCTCATAGCTCTCCCAGCGTGGTGTTGGGAGACCATGGTAACGACGCATACCAACCAGACGACGGTTCTTGTCTGTCTTAAGCTGTCGAAGGTCGAAGTGATAGCACGCGGAGTTTGCGTTGGCATAGACAGGATGGTGATAGGCCTTACCGGGGCTCATGGTAAGACCGACACGGAGGCCGTTGCTAACATGTTCTTTCCAAAGAGACGAAGGAGCAACGTAGAGCATGTCGTCACCATTGACGAGAACTCCTTTCAGCTTGTCGGCCAACCGCCGAGGATCGTCCTGCACAGTTACAAGATACAATCCAAGATTGGCGAGACATAGAATGGGAAACGAGAGAATCGAACCCATAAGCTGACCGTTAACCTGTTGAACGGGGGGAACTTGTTCAACATCACCACTAGGGTACTCGCAGTAATGCGGAGCCAAGACGGCTTTCCAGATGCATTGCATAGCGATATCCTGCCCCTCAATTAAGTAACTGAGGATTGAGGCAGACAACCTGGCCGATAATCGGTCCGTTGCCGCGGAGTAGTCAATCGAGAACCACTCGAGTTGACCCGCACCCACCTGAACTGGATTCAACGCCAGGTCGAAAAGATCGACGGCGTCCAAAGGCATCCCAATCAGACGAAAACAATCCATTTCCCGTAGCGTGGTATGAAGAGCCTTTTGTAGCCTCTTGCTCACGTAGTAGGGGATCGCGTTACCTTTCGAGATAACACGAACCTTTAATGGTTCAAGGACGGCTTGAATCGTCGCCTTGAGTGTCCTGCCTTCCTTGGCATAGTAGACGCATGTCTTCCTCAGATTGTCATACCATGAGCGTTCTCCGTTAGTGTAACAGAACTCCTCTAGTATAATATTCAGTTGGACACGACCACCGAGTATGACTCTAGGATAGAAAATCATACGGACGAGATCAGGATCGACCCTAGATCCCACCTTGTTAAGTGGATTGCAATCATATAACTCTGGTAAGAACCGGATGATTGCACCGAGCTGGCCCCCCTTAGCTCGGCTTTTTTCGAATGACGCCTTAGTTGAAGCGACATGTCGAGTTTCCCCCGGAGTGAGAAAGTCTCGCTCGCGGCCTGCAGTAGAGTATTCCTGCAGAAGACCCCGCTTGACTTGGTCCAAGACGGGTTTCAACTCCTTCATACATCGATCGTGGATGTCGTTGTCTATGGGATCTTTCAATTCCATAGCCTTCCTGTGCTCTTGATACGTGGCTAAAACCAAATCGTTAGAGAGGGGCAAAGCGGCACGCTTGCCTTGCAGAAAGGAATACCACAAGTGGGTGTTCTTACGGCAAAACACGTCCAATCGACGTTTGGCCCAGTTTCGATACTGGCCGACTGGTTTCCAATCCAGATCGGGCACAGCCGGGGGATCAACATGATCAGACCCCAGGTATTGCGCCATGGGAGCAACAGTAAGGTACTTTGCTCTCTTGAAGAAGACCGCCTCCTCTGGAACAGTGAGGTACGCGGTGGCCTGGGTTCGGAAGCTATCCATAGCATTCCTCGTGATTCCGTGATGGTGCAACACCAAACACAGACCACGCAACAAACCTAGTGCTCTTTCACCCGGTGTCGCCTTGACATCGGCAGGAGGCACATTCTCTCCTGGGCGGGTCCCAACCGCCATATTGGTTGTAAGAGTTTCGATTCCACTAGCTTCCGCTATGGAATGGGGAGGGTTCACACCTTCCTCACTCTCTACAACATGAATGTTAATCATCTCAGATTGTGATCTTTCAGATTGCATAACTGTGAACGGCTCGAGTTTAACGAC